CATCATTTCATATGACGAAGATGCTGCTGGAAAGAAAGCCTGTGAAAGTATTATTGGATCTCTTCCAAAGGGTAAAGTAAAGATAATGCAAATGCGTTTCAAAGATGCAAATGAGTATCTGATGAAGGGTAAGGAGAAAGAGTTTGTGCAGGACTTCTATGCAGCTAAAAGTTATATCCCCCTAGGCGTTGTTGGCAGTGGAGATATTTCAGATTCTATGCGAAAAGAATTCCAAATTGAAAAGATTCCATTACCTCCGTTTATGCACCGACTGCAAGATATGATGGCTGGCGGGGTTCCGCTAAAACGAATTGTAAACCTTGCCAGTGCTAGCGGGACAGGAAAGAGTACTATTTGTGACGAGATAATTTATCATATGATTTTCAATAGCCCACACCTTTGCGGAATTGTAAGTCTAGAGAGTGATATTGGGCAGTATGGTATTAAGTTACTGTCCCGACACATTTCGAGAAAACTGGAATTGCTTCCAAATGATGAGGCACTAGAACTTCTGGAGAGCCCTGAAGTCAAGGAAAAAGAGCGTGAACTTTTCTGGAAAGGAGAGAACGAGCACAGATTCTATCTCATTGACGATAGAGATGCTGGAGCAGAAAATCTGAAATCCGCTATTGAAAATTTGATTGTATCTTGTGGTTGTAAAGTTATAATCTGCGATCCCCTCTCCGACATCACCGCTTCGCTACCACTGGAAGAGCAGGAGAACTTCATGTCATGGCAAAAAGGAATGGTAAAGTCACATGACGTGACATTCTTCAATGTTTGTCATACACGTAAGACGGGTGGTGGACAGAAAGCAGGCTCTGCCGGAGCCGACCTGCACGAGGAAGATATTATTGGCAATAGTGCAATCTATAAGAGTGCTGCCTGTAATCTAATGTTTAGTAGAAACAAGGAGGCTGAAGATGACATTGAGCGCAACACAACTATCATGAAGGCCACCAAAATCCGGTGGACCGGGAGAACTGGAATCGCGGGCAAGTACTACTATGACAACGATAGTCACACGCTATATGATCTTGACGACTGGGCACAATCCAACGGACCAAGAGATTTCTAATTAAATAGGCCCTAGGGCCTATTTCCTCTTGAATGTCATAGACTGATGTGGTAAAATACAATATCAAACTAAGTTAAAAGGAGAAGAAATGAGCGTTAGGATTACATGGCCAGTAGTAGGACAAAGGTTTACCAATAATGCAGGCCAGTGGTATACAATTATTGAGGTTAACGGTGCATTAAAGATCAGGATAAAATTCGATGAGGGTTTTGAGAAGGTCACTCAAAAATGTAATATCCTGAGTGGATCAATTCGCTTACCAAAGTACCTCCCTGGCATGTTTGTGAAAGACAAGATTGGGAATGATGTAGAGATTATTAAAATCTTCAAAGGGAGGAGTTATGCCAGGTTCCGTTGGGAGGATGGGTATACCAGGGATCAACAAATTAGCTGCATTACGTTAAATACAATTATGAGAGAAGAGGATTCCCAGACGCTAAACCCAGCCATCTCTATTGGGAAATTTTTCCAGACTAAAGCTGGTCATCAATTTGAGGTAGTAGCTAGGGAAGATAATGGAAGATTTAAAATCAAATTTAAATCCCCCGTAGAATATGAGCAAAGTGTTCATGGTTCCAATATTATCTCTGGGAGTATTGCCAACGCTTTTATCCCGAGTCATTCTGGTAAGGGGTATCTTGGATTAGGACGATCAGGTGCAGAATCAAAAGTTTACAGAACATGGGCAGGAATGCTCAAACGGTGCTACGATTATAGACCGAAGGCTGTAACTTACCATGATTGTGTAGTTTGTAATGAATGGCTTCATCTGAAAAATTTTGAAGATTGGTTTATTGAACAAGTTGTACAGGAGGAATGGGAGCTTGATAAAGATTTACTCATCAAGGGTAATAAGATATACTCACCCACAACGTGTGTATTTCTTCCCAGGGAGATAAACGCCTTTCTAACATCTAGAAAAAACCACAGAGGCGAGTGGCCTATCGGTGTCACATACCACTCTAGGATTGGTAAATGGCAAGCAACTTGCAATACTAATGGGTGGACAGAGCCTTACATCGGAGTGTATACTTCACCGAATGAAGCGTTCTTAGCCTACAAGGAAGTTAAAGAGAGGTATGCTAAACACTTGGCGGAGAAATGGAGTGGGGTCATTGATGTCAAGGCGATTGAAGCTTTACAGTTCTACTCTATAGACATTAGTGATTGACATTTGTGTCTATTGAGCTGTAGTGAATTTATATTTTCAGTCAATTGACTGAAGTTAATCTAATTGGAGGCGTATGAAGTACAATGGTTTTTCTGTAGACATTGAAGCCAATGGTTTTGTGTTTGAATCTACTCAAGTCTGGACCATGTGCCTTGAGGACTTGGACACTGACCGCAAGCTAAGGCTCAACCCCTTCAAAGACCCTCAAGCTAAACAGAAGTTTTTAGAGTGGTTGTCAGGGTACGACACTCCAAATATCTCCTTCCATAACGGCCTCGGATATGACATCTTTGTTATGTTCTTTGTCATGGGGTTGGAATTTGAAGTGGGTCCAGATAATATTGAAGATGTTCCAGTGAATTTTGTAGATACATTCTATCTTTCAATGTTCCTAAACCCTGACCGTGAGAAGCATTCAATTGAGTACTTTGGTAATGTCCTTGGGTTTCCAAAGATCGACCTACGTGAAGAACTGATTAAGATTGGGGCTCTCGACGCCGACTCTCCTGAAGGTTCTGAGTTCCTGCAGCATCACCCTTTGATGGATACTTATTGCCAGCGAGATACCCTTGTTGGTAAATTAACTTTCATCCATCTTGTCAAGGAGTGGATCGAAATTTATACTTCTTGGAATTTTAGCGAATGGCCTGCTTTCTTTAAAGCTGGTCAGAAGTCTTTCTACCTTATGTCTTGTCAGGAGCTAACAGGGTGGAAGTTTGATGTTGAAGGTGCAAAGAAGCTACAGATTAGAATTGCAGAGATGATGGAGGAAATTAGAGAAAGTGTTGAGCCACGGTTGCCTCCACGATCCCTGAAGAAGACGGAAGAGAAAGAGTATTCCATGCCAGCAAAACCATTTAAACAAGATGGTACTCTTTCCGCTACAATGCTGAAATGGATTGAAAAACACAAGGCAGTTGTAAGTGTAGATGGTCTGCATGTAATAGTGTATGGGTCAAAATATAAGATTCAATCCGGGTTCTTGATTGATATGAAACTCCCAATGCAGATGGCAAACCAAGACCAGATGAAGGACTACTTCCTAGAATCAGGATGGGTTCCTACTTTGTTCAATTATAAGAGAGGCCCAGATGGGAAACCAGTACGGGATCTTACGACTCGTAAACTGATCCCAACTACCCCCAAGATTCAAGAAGCTGGGAAGTTGTGTCCGAACCTTGAAGAGATGGAAGGTCCACTAGTCAAGCAAGTTGTTAAGTGGCTTTCCCTGCGCAATCGCCAATCAGTGCTGCAGGGATGGATGGACAACCCCCGACTAGCCTACGATGGTAGAGTTGGTGCTGGACGGACTGGCATTGCTTCTACACATCGCCAGAAGCACAAGGTAGTTGTAAACGTCCCCAAGGCTGACCCTAAAGTCCTCCTTGGTGGTGAGTTTCGGGCACTGTGGATTGCAGAGGAAGGAACGCTCATTGCTGCTGGTGATGCTGCAGCCTTGGAGGGCAGAGTCCAAGGGCACTATTGCTATAAGTATGACAACGGAGCTACGGCAGATGAGCTACTAAAGGGAGACGTTCATTCAAAGAATGCTTATGCTTTCTACAAGGATATCCATCAAGAGGTTGCAGAGCTATATAACTCTAAAGACTTCGATAAGGAAGATCCTCGTTGGAAGGCATATCGTAATCCGAGTAAGAACGGGTACTACGCAATTATGTATGGCGCAGGGGCTCCAAAGGTGGCTAGTACACTCAAGATCCCTGAGAAGTATGGTAAAGTAGCTCTAGATTCATTCTGGGAAGCTAACCCAGGGACCAAGCAATTGAAGGATGCCCTTGAGAAGTATTGGGATTCCACAGGTAAGAAGAAGTTTCTTCCTGCAATTGATGGTAGAATCTTACTTACACGAAAGAAGTCAGCACTACTCAATACAATCTTTCAAAGCTGTGGAGGTATCACAATGGACTATGCTGGTTTGTTTATGGACAAGTGGCTTGGTAAAATGCAGTGGGATGATAAACGTAGGCCCTATTATAACTATAAAGGGCATATTGTTAGACGGATTGGATACTTCCATGATGAACTGGAGTATGAATGTAGTGCAGAGATTGCCCAAGAGGTGTCAGAACTAATTGAGAAGGCAATTAAGAAGGCTGGGGAGTTCCTGAAGTTGAAGGTTCCCCTGGCAGGAGAGGGCAAGATTGGTATCAGTTGGAAGGAAGTTCACTAAACTTCAAAGAGGGCTTGACAACCCTCCCGACTTGGACTACACTTCAGACATTGAAGACAATGAAGGAGAACTTGATGATTAACGTACATTTCGTATTGATCACCGAAGGGATGGCTTTCAGATACGAAGGCTCAACCTTTACAGGAGAAAAAGCTGAGATTGATTACGAAAGACACCCTTCTGTAATCAAGCGAGACATCGAAAGTTTCAGAGTAAATGGTTTTGGTGAAGATAAGGAATAAATGAAATGAAGCCTGAGTTAAATCTATTAGTCGGATCAAGAGCCTTAAACTTTTGGTATCCTTCTGTTCCTATCAAGGAAACAACTGATTGGGATCTGATTACTTCTAAGGATTT